CGTCTCACGCCTCCTCTCCCGCCCCCACCCCACGCCCCGCCGCCTCGAACGAGTCCGCCCGACCCACCCGACGCCCCACCATTTCCAGGCACAGCCAGAGATCCGTCAGAGCCCGGCCCGCCCGATCCCGATTCCGCCGTCCTTCCAGACAGCCCCGCAGATCCGACAGCCGATCCTCGATCAGCCCGAACAGATCCTCCGTGCCCACCCCCTCCGGGAGCCGACCGCTGCCGGGGAGACCATGATGCGCCCGCCGCCCCATCACGCCGCCCTCCCTTCCGTGTTTCCCGTACGCACCGCCTCGATCTCTCGCAGGAAGTCATCCAGCCCCACCGGCTCCCCTTTCGAATGCCGCACCAGCCACTTGTGCAGCGCCATCGCCGAGAATTTCTTCAGCGGCCGAGTCTTCCCCGGCAGCTCGATCACCGGCAGCCCGTCCTCCTGCACCATCCGCAGCACATCGTCCGCCCGCACCCGCAGGTACCCCGCCACTTCCGTGATCGTTAAAAGTCCGCCCGTTGTCATCGCTCGCTCTTGGCTGAAAGTTCAAAAATCGCGCCCCCGCAGCGCTTCCGCGGCTCCACCGCTTCCAGGGCGGCAGCCCGATCCAGGAAAAACGACCGGCCATCCGTCCAGCCGTTCAGCAGCCCCGCCCGGCGAGGGTCCGCCTTTGTGCGCCGCTTCGGGTAGCGCTTCGCGAACGCCTGGCACCAGGCATTCACCCGGCGATGCACCGGCGGCGGCACCAGGTAGTCGCCCGCCGATTCCCCGGCCCCCATCGGCAGCAGGTCGAACAGCTCCGCCGCGATCCGCTCGTCATCGTAACCTCCCCGTCGCCCCAGGTATTCCACCCGATCGCGCATCTGACTGACCGGGTTCCAGTAGCGCACATAGACGTGCCAGCCCGAGTAGAGCCAGCCCGTATTCAAAAAGACCCAGAGCTGCGCCCGGCGCGGAAAACTCACCTCCACCCGCCGCACTTGCCGCAGCCGCTCCCCCTGCTGTCTCGCCCGCTCCGCATGGATCTCCGCCCAGGTCACCCATTCGAGCATCCCGTCGCCCATCACCCGGTAGCCCGCCGCATCGCGTGGCAGATCCAGCGGCTCCAGACCAGCCCCCTTCCGCATCATATAGCCCATGCCGCCAGGCTCGTGAAAGGACCGCGGGACGAAGGTCCGCGCCCACCGGTGCCCCACCCCATTGGCGAATATCCCCCTGGGAGATCCCATCGGCACCTCGTCATCAATCCTGTATCGCTGGCATCTCATCGCTCGTCTTCAGTTGAGGGGAAACGGAAAAGCGTCTTTCCGCAGGTAGAGCGGATGCCGCGGATGGCCCTCCTTTGTCGTTCCAAGGCACTGGAGATTTGGCACCAGCTTCTTAACCGCGGCGTCACGCTCCATGTGTGTGCCGTGAACTCCCCAGGCGGCGATGACGATTCCGGCCGACTCGGAAAGCGATCGCAGCGCGAGGTCATTTTCGTCACCGCCGATCGGGAATTGCTCGGCCTTCATCACTGCCGGATCGGTGGCGCGGTAGGCAAACAGGTTTGTCATGCAGAGAGCAGAGAATCCCCACGCCTTCGCGAATCCGATGCATCGGCGAATGGTTGGATCGTCTTGAGTTTCGTCTGCAGTCGAAGGATTCAGGCCGATGAACATCGCGTAGGGACCAGCAGCCCATCGCCGCCAAAGCTCAAAGCGATATCGACGGCACGGCGACAAACGCGCCGAATAAGACATCGTAGCCAATGGATACCGGGCGGCATCACTGGGGAGGTCGAAAGTCTGTTGGTGGGCATCCATGGCTAGATTTGAGCGTTCGCCTTACGCAGCCGATCGCGGAGGTTCATGGTGAGTTCGTAGTTGAACCAGATTCGCTTCCCGTCGTGATCTTCTTGACACATCCATTCACCCCGCGGTTTCCAGACGGCGGGAGCTTCGGACAGCGGTTTTCCGCATTTCGGGCAGTCGGGAGGTGTCGCCCAAACTGGAGGCAAACAAGGCGCTACTGAGCCAACTGTCGGGGCGGTGGAGTTACTCATGATTTCGATGCTGGTTGCGCCCCACCAGTGGCAGAGCTTGATTCGTTCCCGTTCAGCCCTCACCCCCCACCAGCGGCCTGGCCTCCTCATCATCCAGCGCCATCGCCTCGATCGAGTGCGGCCGGCGAGCGCGGATCATCCCTCCCTCGCTGGCCGGCGCCGTGAGAAGCCACTCCGCCACCGCCATGGTCGTGATGCATCGCCAGCAGATGTAGCTGGTCAGATCCTCGTCAAAGGCCCCGACCTGGGTATGGGGCACCGTCCGTCCGCAGCACCCACAGTCCATTGCCCCCGGCGGCACCGAAGCCGTCGCGACCCGGTAGAGATGAGGCATTCCTTCAGACATGGGATTTCTTGGGTTGGAAATGGTTTCGGATTTAGAGCTTAGGATTTCGGATTTCCGGCTTTAGCCGGCGATCCTCATCGGCATCACGATCTCCGTGACCACCCCCGAGCGGATCTTCACCGGCGTCACTTCCCCATCGAGCCGCAGCTCCACCTCTTCCCCCTGCAGCGAGGCCATCGTCTCCGCCAGGTAGCGCGCCCCCAGGGCGATCCGGACACCGTCCTTGCCCGACCAGGACAGCGGCTCCACATCCACCGCCCCGTCGCCGCGGTCCGCCGCCTGGCGCTCGACCCGCAGGTGCCCCGTCGATGAGATGATCAGGCGGATCTGGTGACCGCCCTCCGATTTCGCTTCGTCCGTGCCGATCTGCGCCACCCAGCGCACCGCATCCAGCAGCGTCTCTCGGTTCACCCGCAGCACCTTCTCGTGATTCCCGTCCGCCGGCACCACCTGTCGCCAGTTCGGGTAGCTTCCCTCGATCAGCTTCGCCACCAGCATCGCGCCCCCGGCTCCCAGGCGCAGCGCGATCCGATCGGCACCGACCCGAGCCAGTCGCAGCTCATCATCCGCCCCCGCCCGATCGATCAGCCCCCGCATCGCCAGCGCCGCTTCAGTCGGCACCGTCATGGCGCCGTCCTCGCCCGCCGCCGCCAGCGGCAGACCCGTTCCCGACCAGACCGCCAGGCGCCGGCCATCCGTCGCCACCACGACCAGCCCCGAGCCGCCCTCCGCCGCGCAGAACCGCAGACCATTCAAAATGTGCCGCGTCGTATCGCGGCTCACCGCATGCAGCGTCGCCCCCAGCGCCTCCGCCAGAGCCGGCACCGGCACCGGCACCATCGCCGTCCACTCCGGCATCCCATTCCACATCCCAGGGGGGAATTCATCCGCCGGCAACCCCAGCAGCGTCGCCCGTCGACCGCCCCCGCTGAGCACCAGCGTCTTCGCCTCGTCGTCCACCGTGATCGACAGCAGCACCTTGCCATCGAAGGCCGAGACCAGCCGCAGCAGCGTCGGATGCGTCACGCACAGCGCTAGCCCCGACGAGGCCTCCGCATGCTCAGTCGGCACCCGCTCCCGCCAAGCCCGGTCCAGATCCGAAGCTTCCGCCCAGATCCCATCCGTCTCGTCCGAGAGCTTCACCGTGCCCAGCACCGGCAGCGTCGAAGCCCGCGACACCACCGAGCCCACCCGCCGGAGCACAGCCGCCAGGGAACCCGCCATCACAGAAAAAGTCGTTTTCATGGTCGTGATCAGTTCAATCAGTTCACCTTGAGTGTCTGCCCGATCTCCTCGAGCGTATTGAGAACGCCCTGGCACTCCTCGAGGACCGAGTCCCGATCCGGATTCTGCCCATCGGCCACCAGCCAGCCGCACAGCCCCCGCAGGTCACATTGCGCATTTGCCAGGAGGACGTCTACTTTCTCCATCGCCTCTTTCAGCCTCTCCACGTCCAACCAGAGGCCGTCTCGCTCATCTTCTGCCTTCGCCAGCAGCGCCTCGTATTCGATCTCATCGGCAGTCGGCTGGCCCAGTTCCGACCAAGCATCCGCGATCGCGAATCCCGTCTCCGCCGACACTTCGCCAGTGAGCCGCGCCCGGAATTCCCCGGCATCGGTCTCGATCGTATGGTTTACCGCATTGTATTTCATCGCACGTTTCAGGTTATGGTTTCACTAACAAAAAGTTTCGGATTTCGAGCTTAGGATTTCGGGTTTCCGCGCGCAGCGCGGCCCTATTTGTCCCACCACTTCGCCCGCTTCAGATCATTCTCCGGCGTCGCCTCCTTCTTCTCTCCCGACCGCCGCTTCCGCGCTCGGCCGATCGCCGACGCATGCTTCCCCAGCATCTCCATCGCCTTCTCGTAGGTGGGCGCATGCCCCACCTTCACCAATGCCTCCGCCTTCCCGCGGAGAGTCAGGTCTGCCCAGTGCATCGGAATGCGCTTCCCATTGAGCGGCGACCCCGCGATCACAAAGTGCGTCGGCCGAGCCGAGGGCGGTGGAGAGTGATGCTTGGCCATAAGAAGAATCGTTTCGGATTTCGAGCTTAGGATTTCGGATTTCCCGCGATCAGCGGGCCAGCCAGACCACCCACCCCAGCCCGCAGCCCACCAGCAGCCCGATCAAAAACCGCGAACCCACGAACACCGTCTCCGGCCCCGTCTCCCCAGCCGCCCGCACATCATCGACCTCCTCACCATCCGGCAGCAGCAGCCCCGGCCGCGCCTCCGCCACCCCGACATGTCGGAGCGCCTCATCCAGCCCCACCACCGGCCCCTCAGCCCCGCATGCTTCCACCCCCTCATGATTCTGTCCGGCATCCGATCGCAGCCGCACCACCAGCACCCCGAGCCTGACCGAAGCCGACTCCACCGCATTCACCATCACTCGCCGCCCTTCCTTCAGCTCTACCTGCCCGTGCGCAGCCGCCCGTTCCAGGAGCCAGCGCAGGTGCCCGATCTCCCCGGCGCAGAGCCGCTCCCCCGCCAGGTCCTCGAGGATCGTCGACGGCGCCACGCTTTCCGCCGCTTCCGCCGCCCTTTCCTCCCTCTGCCATTGGCCGAAGCACAGCCGCCGGCGACCATCGGCCGTGTGACCGTTCGAGATCACCGGCACCACCCGCGGCAGTTCCACCGCGGCCACTGGAATTGATTCATCGCTCATCGTCGTCAGTCGTTTTCGTTGTTGTTGATTACCCAAAAAAATCAGCCCGAGCCCGCCTCACGCCGCCGCATCCGCCTCCGCACTCGACGGCCGCTGACCCGTCCGCAGCCGGTGCGTCTCCACCGCCTCCGCCAGCAGCTGCCGCGTGAGAGCCGAAACCGAGATCTGCTTCGCCGCGGCCAGCGCCTCGACCTCCGCCTTGAACTCCGGATCGATGCGAAACCGGACGATCGTGCTTTCCTTCGAAGGCACTTCAGAGGCGGACTCTTGCACCCCGCTCGAAGGCAGTAGCGGCAGCGCAGCTCCGTGATTCGTTTGAGTCAGCACGCTCATCAGGCAGCCCTCCCTTCCAGAGTTTCATTTTGTTCCCCAGGCAAAAAGCCCTCCTGCTCCAGAAACCGCGCCAGCGCCTCGCGCACCACATCGCTCCCCTTGCGCTTCCGGCGGCCCGCGTACCGGCCCAGCGCCGCCGCCGTCTCCGCATCCATCCGCACCGTGATCCGGAGCGCCAGACCGTTCGCTTCCTCCGCCTCCCCGGCGGCGTTACCAGCATCATCAGCAATCTTGCTCATGTCCGCATTTGTCCGACAATTGCGGACAAACGTCAACAAAAAACTTTTGAAAAGCGAAATATCGTTGATTTGGCTGACAAACGCTGACAAATTGCGAGCGCCATGAAAAACAAAAAGACCTCGAAAATCTCCTTCCGCCTTGAAGAAGCCCTTCGGGAGATGATTCAGTCCAGAGCCGCCGAGCGCCGCATCGACGAAGCCGACATCATTCGCGAAGTCCTTTGGGATCGCTTCGGCCCACGCCAGCCCCAGCCCGGCAATCGCCCCATCGCCGCCTGACCACCCGTCTGGCGGCTCACTCCCCGCCGACAATGCCATCGCAGCAGACACCCACCGGACCTCACAGTCCCGTCCCCGACAAGATCACCGTTCGTCTCGACAGCGATCTTGCCACCGCCCTGGCCGCCTTCATGGCCCGCAGCAAAAAAGACCAGAGCACCGCCATTCGAGAGGCCGTCCATTGGTTTCTCATGGCCGAAGACCCCGCCTACCGCGCCTACATCGAGCAGGCAGCCCAGGACATCGGCCGCGACGTCGCCCGCCAGACCGGCAGCCGTCTTTACCGCACCCGGTACGACGCCCAACCGGATGCGCCACTTACCCTCAACGACGCGCCGCGCTCAACTGAGGAAGATTGATCCCTCACCCGCCGGCCATCACCTTTTCAGCCGCTTCACCAGCCGCGCCTCACAAGTCGGGCAGATCTTCGACGTCCGCTGGATGCGGTTCCCGCAGTCCCCGCAGATCCATTGCACCCGGTCCATTGCCAGGGCCGCGACGATCAGCGCCAGCCCGACCGGCCAGAAAACAATCAGCAGACCCAGCCCGGCCAGCATCGTCACCACAGCCGACCAAAACGCCGGCTGCGACCGTACCCGCCGCGCCACCCGCGGGGGCGGCTTCGACACCGCCGCCACCCAGCCATCAGGGTATTCATCGAGACTCCGATTCATCTCTCAGCATGACATGACTGCGAAATTCCGCAGTCAAAAAAATCACCCCTACCACCCGATCCAGCCGCAGCGCTCCAGGATCACCCCGCCCGCGATCGCACGCTCCAGCCGCCAGCCTGGCCACCACGGCACCTGCCGCGGCTCCCGAATCTTCCGCTTCCGCCTCATCGTGCCCAGCCCTCCCCGTCAAAATACCGAGCCCCCTCGCTCCCCATCACCGGCCGCCGGTACCGCCGGCGAATGATGCCCTCCGAGTTGCCCGCCTCCTCTGCGATCCGGGCCAGCGAGTCTCCCCGTGCGATCCGGTAACTGATATACGAGTGCCGCATCACATCCTGCGCCCAGCTCGGCACGATGCCGGCCTCCCGCAACAGCGTCGCGATGCGCACCGGGTCTTTGTAGCCGCAGACCTTCGCCGGCCCCGCCTTTCGCCGCGGCCGGGGCAGACATTCCAGCCCCTTCACCATCGCCTCCATCGGCACGAACCGCTCCCGCAGCGTTTTGCCCGCCACCTCCGGCTTCACCACCAGGTGGCCCCGGTCCCAGAGCAGATCCTCCCAGCGCAGCCGGCTCAGCTCCATCGGCCGCAGCCCCGCCCAGCAGCCCAGCACGAAATACCAGACCAGATCCGGCGCTCGCTCCCGCAGCAGCTCCAGCCCGCCATGCGCCTGCTCCGGAGACAGGATCTCCGGCGCCCGGTCCACCTCCCTCCGCTTGCCGATTCCCTCCGCCGGCGTCGGTTCCCCCGCCGGCCAGTAGCCCCAGTCCCGGCAGCGGTTCCAGAACGTCTTCCAGGTGCCCAGCCGATTGTTCCAATACCGCGCCGAAGGATCTCCTCTCCCGATCCAGCCCTCGAGCAGCTCCCGCGACACCTCCCAGCACCCCATCGCCCCATGCCCCGCCGACACAAAAGCCTCCACCTCCTTTCGCACCCCAGCCAGCGTGTGTCGGGCCCGCTCCCGCTCATAGATCCCCAGGAACCGCGAGACCGCCTCCACCATGGCAACCCGCTCGATCCGGCCAATGCCCGAGGACTCCCAGTGCCTCACCGCCCGCTCCACCGCGCTCCACGATCCCCCGGCCAGCGCGATCGCCGCCTCCGCCCGGCCCAGCCAGGCCGCCGGTGAGAGCCCCTCCCGGCCGGCCAGCGCCACCAGTTGTCCCAGAGCGGCTCCCTGTTCCTGGGAGACCAGCAGCGTGCCGCCCTGCGCCCGCGACAGTTCCTTCGCAATGGTCCGGGCCCGGCTCACCGCCGCCTCCCGCGTCTTCGCCGTGGTCGTTTTCTCCCGCCCGCCCGTTCGCCACCGCAAGTGCCACCGCCCATCCGTGCGCTGCACGCAGCGGACCACGATTCCCCCGAACTTGACGATCTCAACAGGCGTGTTCATGACACGCCTTTACACGCTATTTTCAGCCCAAAAAAGCCAAAAAAAGCCGGCTGAAGCGATCAGCCGGCACTCACCCCCACCCGCAACCCCTTGATTCTAAAGCCTTCCAGCCTCGCGGGTGGTGGAGCTAAGGGGATTCGAAGCGCTTGGCTGGTTCAGCAATCACAGGGAAGGAGGAGGAGCGATTGGCGCCTGACACGCCTCTGACACGCTCCCGGTATTAAATTCTCCCGATTCGGATGCCTTGCAATCGATTACTGCTTCGGCCAGGTGCGGCGGGGCGCGGGAGCGAAGCCGGCAGCCCTCCGGACCATCGCTTGAAATTCTTCATCCGTCGAGTCGTTGCGGCAGATCTCCGCGATCGGCCGGCCCGGGATGCGGTGGTAGGTCTTCATGTCGATCTCGTAAATGATGGCCCGGAGAGGCTCGCGGGTGCCATCGTCGCGGGTCTCGAGGAAAACCACCGCGGCGGTCTGCGCATCGTTGTCGAGCAGCTCGCCATCCACCTCCCAGGCTCTCCGAATCAGCTCGGCGGTGAGGGCGATGGCGGCGGGGTTCTTGCTGGCGGTCGGCTTCTTGCTCATGGCTAACACATTGGCTAATACGCTGCGTAAGCCAAGCGGAAAGAGTCGTAAAGTTCACTTTTCCGACTCAGCCGCGCTCAAGTCGCGTCGTCGCCTTTCGTGTCCGGCGGGCGATAGCCTTTCAGCCGCTTGTGCCGCATGATGATGCCGTAGAGCATGAATACGGCGGTCAGAAAAGTTAAAACCAGTTTCAGCCACAGATCGATCTCGGCGAGGGTGGCTGTCGCCATCCCTAGAATCAAAAGCGCGATCACATCGTGACTCTTGTGCGACCATTGGGCGAGAAGAGAGAGCATGGCAGGACTCAGGCGATGAGGATGTAGGGAAAGGTTTTCTGCCCGTGGCGTTTCAGGGCTGCGTTGAGGGTGTCGCGGAAAAAGTCCCACTGCTTGGGCGGAACGGTCTGGCAGCCGAGGGAGCTGGTCGACGTGTTGGATCCGCGATGGATGTTGATGCCGAACCAGCCGGTATCATCGCCCTGGCCATCGCGGGCCACGGTCACCGGAGCGGCTTGAACGAAGGCGGGATAGGGGTATCCGGCACGCTTGAACGTGATGCCGTGTTGGCCTGGCTTGTAGCGCCAGACGCCCGGCTTCAGGCTGGCAATGCCAGGCCGCCAGGCGGCGGGATCGACGTTGCCATTGAAGGCCGCGAGGCCCTCAGGCCAGACGATGAACAGCGCATCGTCGTAGATCCCGCGATCGTTTCCCGGCGTCGGTCCCATCGTCCGGGCGTAGTAGCCTCGTTTCCCGACCACCAGCACGGCATCGGTTACCTGAGGAGCCGCCCGCCGGACCATCTCGGCGACTTCGTGAGAGGTGGCTTTTGGCTTGGCGGCGGGGAGCATAGCGGGCGAGGGATCAGGGTGAAAGCAGTTTCAGCAGGGCTTCGTTTTCGGCCGCTTCGCGCTCGACGGCCAAGATTGCGGGATGGTCGCGCGGGACAAAGGCGGCGGGTCCGATCTCGATCGCGCGCTGCAGCTCCGAGTTGCCGCAGGCGGCCAGCCCCAGGCACAGCAGCGCGACCAGAGGCAGCCGGATCATTCCTTGCCGAAGAGAGTCACGCGCCCTTTGGTAATGAGCCGGACGGCGAGGTTGACGACCGCGAGGCCGAGCAGGACCTCGGCCGGGTGCTGCGCGACGAAGTCGCGAGCGGCGGGGACGAAGGCGGCGACGGCGACCACAGCTTGGACGGCGGCGGTCTTCGAGGTGAAGATGGGTTTCGAAGGCGTTTCCATGGCCTTCGGGCCGAGTCAAATGCACCAGCACTGGCGGATCATCAGCGCCGTCAGGAGGATGGCCCAGACGATCCAGACGGCGATCCAGATGACTTTGGCCAAGTCTTTCACGGCGCGGCCAGGGCCGCAGCAGCAGCCTCGTTGGTGAGCTTTTGCGAGGCGATGGCCTGATCGGCGGCGATGCGCTGCGCCTCGGTGCCGGCGCGGATCTGACTCTGCGCAGTAGCCGCGTCGCTGGCGTTTTTCGCGCGACGGAGACCGATTGCCTCTTTGGTGCCCTGCAGGATGGTCACTTTGCCTGCGATATTATCGACCGCCTCCGTGACAGCAGCGAGCGACTCTCGGTTGTCGATCGAAAAGTGCGTGCCGTCCGGCGCGATCATAGTCAGCATGCCGCCGAGCTGCTTCGCCTCGATCGCCGGCGCCTGCGCGGCCGGTCCGGAGACAACGACGTGCGTGCAGCCGGTGGAAAGGACGCAAAGCGCCAGGCAGCAGATGAGCGCTTCGAGGGCGCGCTCGACGGGGTCCGGGTCAAGAAAGGGCTTCATACTCCCGCCCGGAGAGTCAAAGCGCCGGCGCCATCAGTCTGGCAGGGCGACCACGCCGGCCACAAAGGCGGCCTTCACCTGCTCAAAGGTCGCGACCTGCTCAGGGGAATATCCCGCTTTCGGCTCCTGATAGTTCACCAGGTCGGCGGCGGCGACATCGTCGCCCTCATCGAGCAGGGCGTTCACTGACTCGAAGGCGTCGCGATACGGGCCCCGAATCCACGACGGCAGCGCTTCCCATTGCTGCCTCAGCGCAGAGCGCGCCTGCGCCCTGGCACCGGCGGCGGCGACGACGGCAGCGGCCTCGGCGAAGATTTCCTCCCAGGTCTCCGGTTGCGGCCGGCCGTCGTGCCACTCGACGATCTCGGCCGGGCTGCCAGCCGTGGTGCATTGATAGCCCATGATCTCGATGGCTTGCAGGCGGGTCATGACGGCGGGGTGGTTACGATTCGTAGGCGATTTCCTCGGCTTCCCAGATCAGGCAATCGGCAGTGGAAAAGAGGCCGCCGGCACTGTTCTGCAGCCAGTAGAAAGTCCCGGAGGCAGCGCCCATCCGGAGCTTCCAGGTCTGCGACGCGATCGAAGTGACCGGCATGATGACGTGGCCGCTGAAGCCGACGATCACATTGCCGGCGGCGAGACGCGTCGTCACGATGACGCACGAGGCGCTCGCGTCCGAGTCTTTGAAAAAGGCCGCGACCGGGACCGTCGCCGAGGCGGAACACGATACCCAGCCGGACAAGGTGAACCGCAGGAAATGATCCGTCGACGTCGGCGTGATCGTCATGGTGAGCACTTCGGCGCCTTCGGTGTTTTGAGGGATCGTATCGTCCTGAGGGATCGCCGTCGTGGTCGAGCCGGGCGTGGTCGTGGTCGCCTTCCATTTGGGGAGGGCGCTGCCACTGGTGCCCGGGTCGCCTTTGATATCGGCAAGGGCAACCAGATTCGTCCAGCTTGGATCTCCCACGTATCGCCATTGGATGTGTGTCGCAGACTTCTGAAACTCGACCTCGCGGCCATCGTCGCCATTCGTTCCGTTGGTCCCATTCGTGCCATTGGTTCCATTCGTGCCGGCAGGGCCAGTGATGGCGCTCAAAGCCACCAGGTTGGTCCAACTGGGATCCCCGACGTAGCGCCACTGAATGTGCGTGGCACTGGTCTGCAGCTCGACCTCGCGCCCGTCATCGCCATTGGTGCCGTTCGTGCCGTTCGTGCCATTCGTGCCATTGGTTCCATTCGCGCCAGCAGGACCGGTGATGCTGCTCAGAGCCACCAGGTTGGTCCAACTGGGATCCCCGACGTAGCGCCACTGAATGTGCGTGGCATTGGTCTGCAGCTCGACCTCGCGGCCATCCTCACCAGCCGGGCCAGTCCCGCCACCCGTGCCCTCCTCGACGAACACCACCACCGTCTCCGCCTCGGCTGGCGCCTCGACAAAGACGGTCACCTCGCTGGTCTCCTGATCGACGAAAACGGACATGGCAGATCAGGCGGCAGCAGTGTTGCGAGTCACGTCCTGCCCGACCACGAGCAGGCCCTTCACGTAGGTCTTGCGGACCTCGTCGGCATCGAGGATCTCGATGTCGTAATGCCACTCACCTGCCGTGGACGGGCCGTCCTGGGCGGGGATGGTGAATCGCCACTCATCCGCATCGAGGATGGTGATCGACGCATCGTCGCTGTCGAGCGCCAGACCGATCGGCCCGGTCTCGCTGTCGCGGCGGAACTCGATCCAGATCCGGTCGATCGCCGACGCCGGTGGAGCGTGCAACTGTAGCGTGTGCGTGCGGTCCGCCGCGGCGACGATGGCCTCGCCGCCGGCTTCGAGCGCGAGGCCGAAGGTGTTCGTCGTCGCATCGACCACGTAGAGCCTCCGCCCTGCGGTGAGCCCGGCCGCGGTCGTGGCGACGGTCAGTATGTCGCCATTGCTCAGCCCATGACCGGCCGCGGTCAGCGTGTCCGAGTCGCCCTCGGCCACAGCGGTAAACGGCTCGCCGGAGGCGACAAGAATCTGGAACGGCCCAAAGCCACTCCAGGAGTCGCCGCGGTGCAGATAGGGCAGGTTGTAGGTCTGGGGCTCCATGAGGTTAGCTGAAATCGCGGATGGAATCGAGCAATCGGATCGGCGTCGGCAGGCTGCTCAGTCGCTGGCCGGTGCCGGCCATGGCCTGACCGGTGACGGTGATTTTAAAACTCGCGTTGGTGATGTTCGTCGGCTCGTTGCCAGTGCAGTCATAGTCCACCGCAGAGGGGCTAGCCGTCAGATCGCGCACGTAGGCGACCGCCGTGTCGGGCTCGAATTCGATGGCCACGATGCCCGTGGACGCGATAACGACACTGGTCACCGTCTCCGAGATCGCCGTCTCGATGTCCGTTTTCAGGGCCGCCGCATCGATCGGAGACGCAGGATCGACCGGAAATGTCAGCGAGCCGATCAGAGAATCGCCGCTGTCGTAGAATTCCCAGTGCGGCCCCGATGCCACCGCATGGATCGTGCTGGATGTGCTGCTGGGCCCGTAGCCAGCCAGTTGAGCCACTACCGTCACCGGCTCATCCAGTACCTCTGCCGTCGTCACCGCGCGCACCGCCACATCGAAGCCCGCGGCATCGCCGGTCACGGACTGGATGGAAAACGTCAGATCATAGTTGTCAGCCGTCGACCCATCCTTCGCCACCGACTTCGGCAGCGTGTCGTCGATGATGGACACAGAGAAAGCCGAACCACCCCACGTCACCGCGAGCATGACGGTCAGGCTGGCCGCATAGTTCGCGTTACTCGGCGCGAGCAGCTCGGCCACGAGCTGGTAGTTCACCGCCTCGGTGATCTGCTCCGACAGGCTGACGGAAAACGTGTGATTCTCCGTCTCGCTCGCCACCAGGCTGGTGATCGCCTGCGTGGCCGTGGCGCTGAACTCCCGCGCATCCTCCGGGATCTCCGCCGTGATCTGCATCAGCGCGCCACCGTAGGTCTGTGGCGGCACACCGAAGCCCGCCTCCCGCTGCGCCCGGCTGTCGGCCAGCTCATTGAGCCAGGGCAGCAGGGTGTCGCGATTCAGGTAGGCCAGCACCTCGCGCCGTGTCGTGGTGGGCGAGCCGGTGCCGGTCAGGGTGATGTCCTCATTGTCCACCGTCAGCTCGTAGCGGCTCTCGCGGCTCTCATCACTCAGCCAGACTTGCAACATCTCGATGCCGGTCACCGCCCGCAGCGTCCCGCCGCGCACCATGCCGACCGACAGCGGGAAGCGATCGCCGAGCGGAAACGCCGCCGCCGGCCGCGTCTCGGCCAGCACGGGCGGGTGATTCGCCGGCTCAGCCGTCCCACCGCCTGCAAAAGTCAGATAGCCCGTGTCCAGATCCCAGTCGACGAAGCGGGCCAGCTCATCGGCATCGTCTCCGCCGGCCACCCCATCGGCCACGGCGAAGTAGAGCGTCAGGGCCGCCGAGGTGCCGCTACCATTGGTCGCCGTGATGCTGGCCGTGGCGATTGCGTCGCCCGTGGTGGGCGTGCCGCTGATCAGGCCGCCGCTGGAGATGCTCAGCCCCGCCGGCAGCCCGGTCGCCGCCCACGAGGTGGGCGATTCGCTGGCGGCGAGCTGCAGCGAATAGGCGACGTGCTGAGTGAGCAGTTGCAGGGTCGGCTCGACCGCGGTGATGGTGGGGACAGGCATGGCGGGTCAGGAAAAAGGGACAGTCAGATCAGAAAGGAATGTCATCGCCGTCATCAGCCGCAGTCGCAGCACCAGCAGCAGACTCGCCCGGACCGGCGGCCGGCCTTTCCTTCGGCGGCGTCCAGACCATGTCGAGCTGGCCTTTCCGGCTCTCCTCGGTGGCGGCGAAGATGGCGAACTGCAGCCGGTAGCCGCTGGCGGCAAAAGCCGGGCTCTCGATGTGACCGGCGAGGTAGCTGGTGCCCCGATCGCGCGAGGTCTCCTTCCACACGGCTCCGATGCGGGCGCCGGTCGCATTGCCCAGGTGCACGGCGTAGTCGGGGCTGCGCTCCTTGGTTTTCTCCTGCTTGACCAGCACCACAGGCTCGGGACGCAGGAAGGGGAGGTTGATCGTAAATTGCAGGTGGCCGGCGTCGTTCTTAATGCCGATGGCGATGTTCATGGTTTTCGATGAAAGAGGGTCTGATCGGAGAGGGAACAGGGTCTGATCGGAATCGGCCGTCAGCCGATCGTCACCCGGCCCAGCGTGGCATCGGTCCGGCCGTCGAGGCCCACGTCGAGGCCGCGGATCAGGACCAGTCCCGCCGGCTCGGGGGTGCTGTCATTGGTGTCGAAGTCGATGATCCGCCCGCGCAGGAAAAACGGCACTCCACCGGTGCCGCCATTCGGGGCCAGGGCGGCGGCTGAGCTGCGACCGATCAGGCGGGTCGCGGTCAGGACGTTGCCGGTGCTGCGCACGATCGTCACGCCGCCGCGGATCGGCATCGGCGTCGGCGTCAGGCGCATGGCGCTGTCGAGCAGGGTGGTCCAGACGATGCCGCTCAGGTTCGGCCCGGGCGTGCCGGGCGTGGTCACCGACTGGACGATGCCGGCCTCGACGAGCAGACGGCACGAGGCCTCAGTCTTGCGGTCGCGAGGGCGGCGGTCGGCATCGAACTTGATCGCGGCCTCGATGCCGAACTGCAGCGACAAGGTCGAGCCGAGGGTCAGCTCCTCAGGGGCGACATGCACCTGGAACAGCTCGGTCTCCATCTCGGCCGGGTAGAAGCTGTCCTTCACCCGCTGCCAGTAGTGCGTGCCGGTGCCGGCATCGGTCAGGTTGATCGCCGAGCCGCCGCTGGTCGTGGCCAGCTTGAAGTCATCGGTCGCGCTCGAGACGACGTAGTAAACGGCGCCAGTCGCGAGCGGCGCCGGCAGATCGGCCGCGGTGGTCGCCAGCATCACGCGATCGCCATCGGCCAGACCGTGCGCGGTGCTGGTCAGCTTGTCGGTCGAGGCATCGGCCGTGAAGGCGACGGTCGGGCCGAGGTAACGGCTGGCCCGCAGCCAGCGGATGCCGTCGCAGATCGCGAAGTCGCCCACGCGGATGCCGCCGCCGGGGAAAGCCGAGTTGGCCGCGGTCGCGACGTAGGCATTGCCCACATAGCTCGACCCGGCCGCCGGCAGAGTGGTCGCGAGATTCTCGACCGCGGTATCGTGCACAGCGGCAGCCAGTCGACGATAGCTCAGCCCCGCGCCGAGGATGTCGAGCGATGCCAGCGGGGTGGGCTCCAAAGTCAGGCCCGCAGTCGGGCGCAGTGCGATCATCACCGGGGTCAGGGGATACTCGATCTGGCTGCCGGTCGCGGCAGTGGTCGCTCCGGCGGTCTGACCGATCAGGCTTTCCAGCACCGTCACGCGGGCGCTGAGGGTGGAGAGGGCATCGAGCAGCCCGGTGATGGCCTCCATCGCGTGGTCGTGGTCCTGAAAGACGCTTTTCGGGCCGGCGGCACAAATCACGTAGTAGAGCGCATCCGAGGCAGGCGGAGACGATGCGTAGCTGCCCAGCATGGTGATCTTCACCCGATCTTCATTTACCACTTGCCAGGTGTAGTCGGTGCCGTGAACCAGGGCATCGCCGGGCTCCGAGTTCTCGATCACCGAGACCTTCGAGATGTTCACGCTCGCGAGGCCGTGATCGATGTTGAACACGGTCGCCACGCCGTCGCCAAAGGCATCCGAGGCGGATTGCTCTCCGGTGATGATGCTCCCCGGCGAGACCGGCTTGTAGTCATCCCGATGCTCGTGCGTCCAGTTGATCGCCTGCCCGGCATCTTGTCCGGCCCGGGCATTGTCGCGCATCACGATCACCTCCTGCCGATGCAGCGTGATCGTGCGGTCCGTCTCCTCATCGTGCTCGTCTTCGAGTTCCACCTCGATCTGCAGTTGCAGCGGGATCTGGTAGGCAGGCGTCAGGGCGGCGGCAGCATTGAGCAGCGAGGTCAGCTCCGGCTGTTTCAGAGAGAGGGTCCAAGTAGGATCGCCGGGCGGGTGATCGATGACGTAGGCCTCGAGGAGCGGTTGATTGATCCCGGTCAGACTGGGACCGGCAAAGGTGATGATCACCCCGTCCGCAGCAGCCGTGACGACGAATTGGCTCGCGCTCTCTTCCTTTTCCGCCTCAGTGAGGAGGAATTCGTTCAGGGCCGTTTGGAGGATGGCACGATCCTCATCTGCATCGCCGGTGAAGCTGAGAGGGCCAGTCTGCAGCGACTGCGCTGGCCGCTCGACGCCGAAGACGCCACGGAAGGCGGCGGGCACAGAGAGCTTCTGCCGCTCCGGCCATTCCAGGTCATCCGCGGCGCCGCCGTTCTCGACCAGGGTGATCGCCGGGGCCCCTGGCAGCTGCAGCTCGTGCAGAGTGGTGATGGCCACGGGATTCTCGACCAGGCGGATCTCCCACACCCAGCTTTCGTCGGGCCGCTGCCAGCCGGTGATGCGAATCTCCGAACTGGGCCGCAAGCGGTTGCCTGCGCCGGTCAGCTCCGCGTCGCCATCCAGACCGGTGATCAGGTAGCTGCCATCGATCAGCTCGACGGCGCCTTCGGTGGCGAAGTCCGAGTAGGCCGTCGTCAGATCAGTGAGGTCCTTCAGCGCTTCGAGCATGTCGGCAGCCGAGATGCCAGCGTCCATCTCGACGGTGAGGTTTTGATTCTCAACACTCGGATCGCCAGGGTCGCCGAACTTCAGCTTCCACTTGCCGGCCGCGGGCCGTCGATCGACCCGCGACAGGGTCACCCTGAGGGCGGAGACAGTCCGCCGCACTTCGGCATACTGCCCGTTGACTCTCTCTGAGAAGCGCAGGCCGACTGTCAGATCGTCTCCTTCGATGAGGGCCGGAAAGGAGTAACGGCCGCCACCGACCGTCTCGGAGAGGTGCTTGCGGGTGAGGTCTGCGTAGAGGATGGGCATCGGCGATCCCGCGCGCGCGGGCGCGGCATGGCCCGCCGGGTGTCAATCTCCCGACTGTTGATCGGGCTCCGGCTCAGGATTCGCCGGCATCCCCACGGCGCTCCAATCCATCGGGATGGCGACGTAGGGGAAGGGCGGATCGAGGTGATCCTCGTCGGGTTCCATGGTCAGGCGGCAGTGGCGTGGCGGGACGGCTTGTTTTCAAATCTCCACTGCTGCACCTTCCGCCCCGACTGCTCTGTCGCCGGTACCAGCACCATCCGGAAAGGCGTGTTTTCGTAGAGTGCGAGCGAGAGCATCTCGCCGCTGTTCTGTGAGATCCCCGTCCGGTCCATGATCTCTTTCATCGAATACGGGCGCGCCAGATCCAGCAACCCTTCGATCAGGGCGTCTTCGATGCGCATCCAGTAGCAGCCGCCCGATTGCTCCGCCGAGGCTTTGAGCATCTTGTTTTTCCGCCATAACTCGGCAGCCTTTTCCATGTTTTCCCGCCTCGTCGATTTCTTGACCGGCTCGCCTTCCTCGCAGATCATCCAGTCCAGCTTTCCTCCGGTCGGGTCGCCCCGCAGGTCAGAGGGATGGGACTCGATCTCGACCTCCAGCGGTCGACCGACCCGGCGTCGGGCCGGTTTCTTTTTTGCCGGCTCGATCTTGGCAGCTACCGGCGGCTCCTCGATCACCGCCCTCCGATCGACGCCCAGCAGCTCGAGCGTTTTTTCCAGCGCCGCCTCCGACGTGCAGTAAATCCGGTGCCTGACCAGCCGGCCTTTTGCGTTGATGTATTCCACATAGCGTTTCATCGCAAAATGGCCCCCGTCAATTAGCGGGTATGACTGCGGAATTTCGCAGTCAACTTGCCTGACAAAAACAAAAGCCGACCAGGGAGCGCCCGGTCGGCTTTCGCGTTTTGTAACCCCCAGAAAACGGGTTCAGGCGGCGGGGCGATGCGCTCCAATCGGAGCGCCGCGCCAGATCAGCACGCTCAGGAAGCCGGATTGCAGCGAGAATCGATCGAGACCAGCGGGCCTGCCTCCATCGCCTTCATCGTAGCTCAGATTGTAACCGGTCCATTTTTCGGAACTTGCGTCGTTGGAGTCGATGTCCGGCGCCGGCATCACCAACCTCAGCGCGTCGAACTCGACGGCGCTGCACCCCGCTTCACTGTTCTGGATGACGTACGTGAAGCGGCCAGACAAGGCGGGAGCTTCAGCGCTGGCCAGATCCGGGAAATCATCCACGGTGAAAGCGTTGAAGACGTATTCATTCGGGGCGACTTGGGAGGCGGGCACCTCGGAGATTCCGAGGGCCAAAACCGCTCCCACCAACAGGATGCTTAGTGCGTTTTTCATGGTGTTCTCAGGCTTTGAATTCAGCCGTCAATCAGAACCCTGCGATTGTGTCAAAGCGTCACAAAGATTCCGCGCGCCAACTGCGTGCCGAGGTAAGCGGTCAGCGCGGCATACCGATCGTTGATCTCCGCGATCGCCGGAGTGAAACTGCCCACCAGCCCACCGGCCAGCGAAAGGCCCGGCACTTGGAGCGGGGTCGGAGCGGCCGGGATCTCGAATCGGGTTTCCACATAGCGAAGGTTCCAGAACAGCCGGTGCCTCACGTGCGCCCGCCACCGGCCCGGCTGCCTCTCCGGATCACTCCCGGGTGGCAGGCCCGGATCGGAGAGCAGGTAGACCGTCGCCACCAGTCGGCGATCCGTGCCGGAGTCCTGCCAGCCGCCTTGAATCTGCACCAGCGGATCGACCGCCTCGTCGGCGACAAAACGCGTCAGAGTCCTCAAATAAGGCAGCGCCTCCCGGTCCGGCCGACTCGCGACGGTCGCGTAAAATTCCGCCACTCGACCCTCGACGCCTGTCCCGACCCGCCAATCCGTCGCATTGGCGAGCCGGTCGGCATGCAGCACGATGTCCATCGCTCGCAGCAGGCGCGGGCGCCGGTGGACCAGGCCGCCATCCTCGGCAAAGCCCCGGTCGCCTGGCTCATTCACGCCGCGCTTGCGGAAAAAGCGAGGCACCGGCTCGTCAGACTCCCCGAGCCCGGCGTCGGTGCCGATCCGGCGCCATCGGCCCGCCGGCAGCGCGATCTCCGGCTCTTCGCGGAGCCAGGCATCGACCGGCACCCGGGATTTCATCTCCCGCTTTCGCCCGAGCCGAGTCAGGGTCGACTGGGGCGCCCAGCCGAGTGGCACCCGCACCGAGACGGCCGCGGTGCGCGCCTGGTGGGCCAGTCCCCTCACGACATAGCCTGGCTTGATGCGGCAGACCCACTCCCCGCGATCCGGAGACCAGGCCGCCGTCGTCCACCAGGGATGCCGCCACGGCTCTGGCGCGATCCTCGTCACCGTCGCGACGCGATGGCGGAACACGTAGTTCACGAAGGCATTCCAGTCCGAGACCCGGATCTTCATGCCGCCACCCCCATTTCATGCCTCCCCGGCTCGCCGTCGCGACCGGCGATGAACCGGTGCGTCTGATCGAAAAACACCATCTGTCGGGCTCGGCGCGGCAGCGGATTGGTGGACCGGGAAATGTCCCACTCGATTTCGGCCAGCGGATGCAGCCCGAGCCCGTTCCCATCGTCTCCGGGGTGCCCTTCGACGAATCGCGGATCGAGCGCCTTCACATGGACGACAGTGACCGCCTTGGCGGGATCATCCAGCAGCCGACCGGTCGCCAGGTCCACTCGCATTGCCAGGGCAATGTAGGAGTAGCCATCGCTGCCCGGCCCGGAGGCGAGAGGCAGCATCGGCACGCCTTTCCGGTCCGGCTTACCTGTCGCGGGGTTCCGTCCATCGAGCGTGCGATCATCGATCACCGGCACCAGCCCGTTCACCCGGCCCAGTCCGACCCGAGCCTGCCGCATCGAGGCGCGCAGCGAGACCGCAAACGCCCCGCGAAAAGCCACCGCCGGCGGCTCGGAGACGATCGCCCGGCCCGTCGCGCTGCCGTGCATCCGCTGCCCCGGCCCGGCCACGGACAGGTTCAGGTAGTCCTGCACGACCCAGTCGACGAAGGCCCGCAGCTTGGGGCGGATCGGCTCGCGATCGCGGACATGAAAGCGCGACGGGTCCATCGTGGCTCAGCCTCTCCGGATCAGGGCCAGCACCTGCAGGTGCTTCAGCTCGTCCACCTGTTTCCACCGTCGCGTGATGCGGTAGGCGTTGCCTTGCTTGTCGATCGACGGGACATCGACCAGCCAGGCTTTTGCGTCGCCGTCGTAATCGAAGCCCGCCGGCAGCGATTCCACGACCGTGCCCACGTCGCGCCGCACTTCCGCAGCGACCCGCGTATCGACATAGGTCATCTCGGCGACTTCGTAGTAGACCGGGTAGGTCGTCACATTGAACATCGGGTTTGTCTCACCTCCCGAGGAGCCCTGAGCCGCACTCGGAGTCGACAGGCCCACCGCAAAGCCCACCGCGACTCCCAGGGCTCCGCCGACCGCCGCCGCGGCGCTCAGCGGCTTCGTCTCGGAAAACTTCAGCTTACCCTCTTCGATATAGCCGCCGTTCTCATCGATGAGCCGCTGCCGCTCCGGGAAGGTTTCGATCGGTTCCTCGCGCCACTCCCCGTAGACCCGGTAGGTCGCCAACTCTTCGCCGAAGCCCGAGTCGCCGCCATCGGCCAAGCCTTTGTAGATGGCATCGACGATCCACTGCGACGTGTTGCCATCCCACACCCCGCCGCTGTGGCCCCGGCGGGTCAGGCCGCGATAGGTCGCCGGCACGTCGAACAGCGCCTCGTCCTCCGTCTCGCAGTGCCACCGCAGGAAAAAGGTGACCAGCCCGTTGTCATCGAACGTGAACTTCCTTCCTTTGATCTCGACTGGCATGGTGTTGCGCTGGTTGCGGCCGGCCTCTCAGAAAGGCAGGCCAGTGAAAAAGTCAGACTCTCCCGAGCCCTGTTTGTCGCGGATCTCGCGCAGCACGCGCTCCACGCTGCGCAGCACCGTGGTCTGGGCTTTCGCCTCGCTCACCGCGGCATTGTCGCCGGCCGAGCGGCCGAACAGCACATTGATCAGGCGGGCGCCCTCGCCATTTTGCGGAGACAGCTCGCCGCCGCGGCCTTCGCCCGACCGATCGCCCATCGCGGCCAGGGCTGCCGCATCCTCCTGCGCCTGCCGCAGCCGCTCCAGAGCCGACCGCTCCCGCGCCGCGTCGCCCGAGGCCGCCGCCGCCTTCGCTTCCTCCTGGAGCGCCCGCAGGCCGGCTGCCAGGTCATTCGCGCTGCCGATGTCCACGCCCAGGCTTTTGCCGAGCTGCTCGCGCAGTTGCTGAGCCTGCTCGGCAGGGGACATCAGGCGGAAGGCGCCCGCTCGCGCCTGCTCCCGCAGCCCGGCCATTTCATCAGCCGCGGCCTTGCGCAGATTGGCGATCTGTTGCTCGATTTTCAGCGCCTCCTCGAGCGCCTCGATGAAGACTGCCTGCCGATCGCGGCCGTAGGACGTGTTCAGTCCGCGCACCATCGCCTCGAGTCCGGCGCGGCCTTGTCCCTCCATTCCCGTGCCAGCCAGCACGCGATCGGTCAACCTCTTGAGATCCTCGCGCAGCGTCGCCACAGGATCTCCGCCTTCCGCGGCGCCGCTTCTCGCGGATTGCCGCAGCAGCTCGTCGGCTTCGCGCGACAGGCGCTGTTCCGTCGTCTCGATCTGCCGGGCCGCTCGTGCTCGCGCCTCCGCGACCGCCGCTTCCATCTCCGGGTCGCGGGCTGTCACGCCCTCCGCCCGCCGGGCCCGCAGGACGCGATCGTAATCGTTTTCCCTGGCACCCTGCTCAGCTTTCAGGGAGTCGGCCAACTCTTTGCCGAGGCGCATCTCCTCGAGCCATTCCGCCATGACCTCCTGCGTGTTGTGAATCCAGCTTTGGAAACCTTCCAGCCCGGTCTTGGCCGAAGCGATCCACGGGCCGCCGAACTCGTTGAAGAACCCGCCCACCGTCACCTGCAGGTCCTTCCACTCCTGGTGCAGGTTCTTCAACGCAGTTTGCTCAGTCGCCACCGCCCGCGGCAACTTCTCTGCCGCCGCGAGGACACCCGCGAAAAATTGCTCAGTCGTCAGAGCCATCCGCTGGATTTCCTCTGTGTCCGCCGTACCGAAGGCCTGCGACAGCAGCGAGCGGATCTGAGGCACCCGCTCGGCGATCTGGTTGATTTCCTCTGCCTGAACCTTGCCCTTGCTGGCGATCTGCGACAGCGCCAGCAGCACCCCGTCCAGATCCGTGCCGCCCACGAGAGCCAGCGCATTGCCCATCTCCCGGATCAGGCCCTCTGATAGCTGCGCCTGCAAGCCCACCGCCTGCAGTCGGGTCGATCCCCGGAGCATCGCATCGAATTCCATCGCCGGGTCCTGCGACAGCTCTCGCAGCCGCTCCAGTTGCCCATTGAGATCCTCTGCGCTGGTCGCCGACAGGCCCTGGATCGCCGCGTTGCGCTCCATCGCCGCCCGGCTGGCGTCGGTGGCGCTATTGAGCAGCGTGTAGACCGAGACGAGCTGCGTCGCCCGGGTCACCATCTTGTCGCCGAAGCTCTCCCCGACCCGCGACATCCGCCGGTCCAAGGCGGTAGCCCCCTGATTGACGCGGTTCTGTGCCGCGTCGAACTGGTTCAGGAATCGAGCGATCTCGAGGTTGAGATGGGCGTTGAGCGAGGCCACGGCCTCGGCTCGCTGTCAAAGCCCCGCATCCGGATCTTCACCTGCCGCCCGCGCCGCCGCGTCCAAGTGCTCAAAGCACCAAGCCGCCAGGGTCTGATGGTTTTTCCGGGCCGCCGCCACGTAGGCGCCTTTTCGCCGACCGGTCACGCGAAACTGAATCTGTTTGTCGGCTCCGGCATTTTCCGGGAGACGAGGACGGCCTTTGGGTTTTGGAGGAAGCGGCTCGCTCATAGCTTGGGCATTTGTTCGGCGGCCCACAAAGCCCGCAGAGCGCGGTTGTCGGGGCGATGTTTGAGCCACGCCCGGTAGGCCTCGGGTTGAAAAAGGACATGCACGACCACGCACCCCCGGTCACGAGCGTGCTCCGTGAGGGCATCGATCACGGCGCGTTGATTGAGAAGATCGGCCACCGTCGCCTTTTCTTGGCCGCAGGAAAGGTCTTCCGGCGTCGCGTAGGTAACCAGCGGGAGACGATGCGGCAGGTGGCCGATAGCGGCCACCTGCTGCTCAAAGTGGGCGATAGCTTGCGCCGCGGTCATGAGAGCTTTGTGGCAAGCGGGGCCAGATCCACGTCCGACCATTTTTGGAAGCCCGTAGTGACCGTCCATTTGTCAGCGGGATTCTGAGTCCCCGGAATCCATTCCATCGCCAGCTCAATCGCGTTTTTCCGGGCCGCATCAGCAAGGCAGGCGGCTTTGCCGCTCAACGTAGTGAGCCACTTCGCGTCGACTCGGAGAGTCAGCCGAATCGCCTCAGCGCCGAGCACCTGACGAACCTTGCCCGCAAGCCAGATGGCTTTCTTGGCAGCCTCCAGCTCGGCAGCACTCTGCTCGCTGCCTTCGCCGTCAAAAAAACGACCGAACCAAACGACTTTCCCGTCGCGATCGCAGATGGCGAAACGCTCGCAGCGAGCCTTCGCATCACTGTAGAAGGTGACTTCGTGGGTCACCGCCGAGGCCAACGCCTCAGCCTTGGCTTCGCGATGGGCGGCGCGGAGCGCGTCGTAATCAATGCCCACGCTGAGAAGCGCTTTTTTGAAACTGGAAAAGCCCGCTTTGCTGTCCAAACCATTGTCGCGGCTCCACTGAAACAGGGCGCCGTGATTCATCTCCTTCAGCACTTCGAAGTTGGCGGTCACCAGATCTTTAACAGTCAGTTTCTTGCTCATTGTATTCTCGTTTTGAGGTTCCGGGGTCCTCCCGGTCGGTTGTCACGTTTCAGTGACAGCGGCAGTCTAGCCCCGCCTTATTTAATGTCAATACAAAAAATGCTGACCGGAGACTTTTTTTCAAAGCCCCGACTGCCGCGCCGAAGCCGCCACCACGTGATCCACCTGCTTCAGCAGCTTCGCGGTCTGGATGTCCAGCGCCCGCTGGATGCGCCGATCCAGCCCTTCGATCTCGTTCACATACGGCGTCTGGTTCGCCATCGTGAAGTAGATCCCATGCGGCAGCACGTCCAACGTGGACCAGCCCGGCGCATTGTGCCGACCCACCCAGGACGGCGCCGCCGCACCCGTCCGCCGCGCACTCGCGACCCAGCCGCTGGCCAGGAAGCCCACCTGATCGGCCCGCTTCCGGATATACTGGTTCAGCAGCTCGCGGTTCACCCGGTGACGAGCAAAGCCTTTTTTCCGAATACCCTTGGTCACCTGACCACGACGATTCCGGGCCGCCTCATGGATCGATCGCATCTCCGACTCAGTCATGCCCCGGCCATTCTTGGCGCCCATGAACAGCTTGCGAATGTCCCGCCTCACCGCCGCGGTACCGGCGCCCTTCCGTTTCGGCGGAGTCAGCGCGATCACCTCCCTCACCACGCCGCGCGCCACGCTGCGCATCGTGGCGCCCAGCTCGCGGGGAGTCACCTCGAGCAGCTTCTCCGCCGCCCGGCGCCATTCCCTGGTATCGACTTCGATCGTCACACTCATGTCTCTGCCATCGGTCCGCCGTCAATGTCTGCCGGCAGGTCGAAGCCCTCGAAGGCAGAGGCCTCCGGCCCCACGCCGCCCCGGCCATCCGGATCGGGCACCGTCCATTGGCCGTCCTGCCACTCGGCGCAGTGGAACAGTTGCCAAAATTGCGCCAGCGGCAGCCGCCACTTCACCTCCGCCAGCGGCAGGCCCGTCTCGCGCATCACCCGGCTGAGCCGCCAGGCCAGCAGCGACGGCGGCGCCACATCGGACGGCACCGGCTCCGCATGCTCGGATCTCGGACGTGGCCGGACGCGCACCCGCGACGCCCCCAGCGTGGCCATGACCCGCTCGCGCATCATGCGGAAGCTGCCGATCACCGCCTCGCTCGGCGGCTCTTCCTTGCCTTCCAGAAAGCAGTCCAGGATCTCCCGCCAGCCGCCGTCCCAGATCGCGCGCTCGATCACCTCGATCTCCGCCGTGTGCAGCCACAGATAGACGCCGATCTCCGCCTGTTCCCGGCGCAGCGCCTCCTCGCTCTCCGAGTCCTCGCCCGAGGGGCGATCGTCGAACAGCCTCAGCCCCATCAGCCGCATCGCCTGCCAGCTCCCCATCGAGACCGGTCGCGTGTCCTGCCCGAGCAGCTCCGTGTCCGGCGCGAACCACGCCAGATCGCGGAACAGCCGCATTTCCACCTCTGTCAGATCCGGCCCGCTCATCGGAATCCCTCCTCCATCATGTGGTTGAAATCGCGCAGCGTCCTCGCGTCGCCACCGGCCTTGCCGTAGCAGAGCCGGTTTCCTTCGATCGCCAGCAGCGATCGCCGGGGCCGCGCCAGCAGCAGCGAGCGCAGCTTGTCGCGCCAGCGCGCATAGCGAGGGTCTGCCTCGATCGCCCGGCGCAGAGCGCCATCCTCCGTGTAGCGCCGGACAAAGGCCCTCACCGGCGTCGCCTCCGACTCGCCGAGGATCTGGCGATCGATGGCCAGAAAGTGCCAGTGGATCTCCCGGCGCAGCCGCGCCCGCCGCGCATCCTTGAACTGCAGCAGCCGCTCGCAGCCCAGCGTCACATCCTCGTGGCTCACCTCCGGTGGCGGCAGCAGCCGATAGCCCATCAGCAGCGCCGCCGCGATCACTTCCACGCAGGCCGGCAGAGGCGTCATCAGATCCGCCTCCTCAAAAGTCACTGTCACTGTCCGCATCCCCAGCATAGCGGGGCTGGCGGGTCAAAAGCCGATCAGGCGGCGTTCGGGTAGTGGTTGCCTTCCAGCGACCAACGATTCCACTCCTTGCGCTTCTGGCCGTCCATTTCCTTGGACACCACGACGAGGCCCGTGTCGGAGCCCGAGAAGGCCGCGCCACCCGTGCCGAGCGCCGCGCCGGCCGGCCGGTCGCCCCGGCCTGCGATGGAGAAGGTGCCTTTCCGCGTGGTGCGAGCGCGAGCGTACGGCGCGCCGTCGCTGCCCGGCAGCGTCATGTCCTCGACCTCGTAGCCGCGGCGCACGGACTCTGCCACGGCATACTCGACCGAGACGATTTCCAGGTCATCGATGTCGGGCTCCGCACCCGCTGCGGACGGCGAAGCCGCCGGGTCAGTGAAGGCAGCCACCGCCGCGGCCGACAGGCTGAAGGTGCAGCGCTTGTTGGGCGCCTCAGTGATTTCCACCTTGTTGACCTTCAGATCCGAGACGGTGCCGACCGTGCCGGTCGCGACATCGGTCAGCGTCGCCGGGCCGTCGCCACTGATTTCGACCGCCCGGGTCTTCATGTTCACCGGCGAGGCCTTGATGATGTGGCCGGTGTCCTGTTCGATCAGTTCGGCGATTTCGACCGCAGACGTATCCGAGACATCGTCCGCCTCCGCGCCGGAAGCCAGAGTGATGCCCGAGGGAATGGAGGTGACGTGAAGGTGAGCAGCCATGGCGCTCGCCGGATGTCAAATTCAGCCTGGCCGCGAACAGGTCGATGCGCTCGATCACGCTTCGCGTGACGCGCGATCTTGGCTGTTCCCCATACTCATCCGCGCGCCCTCCGCACGCGGTCGGCGATCCATTCGCCGCGCGATTGCTCGCCCCGGATTGCGTCCAGACGGTCCCAGAGTTCCGGTGGCATGGAGACGGAGCGCGTCTCCACCGTCCGCCCCTTGCCGGAGCCGGGCTTCCGCCCGGCTCCTTTGCGCGCCCCACCGCGAGTCTCAGTTGTTTTCATCCACTTCGCCGGTTTCGTTGAGTTCGTCGGCTTCTTCGGCGGTGAGGGTCCAGCGGCCCACCGCCTTGCTGCCGCTGTCGTTTTCGGAGTCGGCCTCGGACTCCCAGAGGATGCAGTCTCCTGCGTCGGCCTGGAGCCAGAGGTAGGCGTCTTCGCCGGCTGCTTTTTTTGCTTCAAGGATTTCGTTGATTTTGGTGCTCATTTTTTTCTTTGGGTTATCTCCGGCTTCATTGCCTTTGATGTTTCTCACCTTATCAGCTTTTTGATTTCTGTCAACAATCTTTTTCGAAAAAGATGGGGAACAAGACGGCCCAGAGAACGGCGGTCAACGTCACACGCGAGATCACGCCCGACCTCCGCCGTCTCTGGCCTCTGCGTTGTGCCAATTCATAGCGCGAGCCTCCCTTGCTCTAGCTCGCGTTCGATCCGTTGGCGGGCGGTTTCGAAGTGTTGCGGGTCTTTCTCAATGCCGATGAACTTCCGACCAGTTCTAAGGCAGGCGATGGCGGTAGTTCCTGCCCCCATGCAGAAGTCTAGCACCGTGTCACCGGGGCGGCTGTAGTCCTCCACGATGCGGCACATTGCATTCAGCGGCTTGCCTCCCATGTGCTCGATGCTGCCACGGGCTCCCTCATAGACTCCCGGAAGCGTGCCCCATTTGATTTCCGCCTTCGTTCTCGCTGGCACCATCCAATCAGTCCACGAGCTTGGGCCATCGCCAGTCAGTCGCACACTGCGGCCTTTCACGATGACGGGGATGGGAGCGAAGACATAGCGGCCTACTTCCTTCATTCTTCGTTCCCAGTCTCGGGCGAGGATGTGATCCGTAAGGATGCACGTCCAGCCAGAGGGAGGCAGAGCCGCGCACACTTGATGCACCTCCTGGTCTCCCCACGGCTCATATCCCAGCTTCCCGCGCTTTGCGGAATCGTAGCCATCCCCTTCAATTGCGTCATGGCCTGCGTGAGTCTTGGCACTGAACGGCGGATCAGAGATTACCGCATCAATGCCGGTGAGTGTCGGCATGATTTCGCGGCAGTCGCCGAGATACAAGCGCACGTCGTCCCCCAAGGCACAACAAGCGCATGGAGCCAACGCCGAGTGGCGCTGCTCCTGCATTCGTGAGTCTGTGGCGGCGTGGCTCATGCTATTCGTTCGATCTCACACCCCATCTTTGGCCACGCCGAGATAGATCGCATACCCCGGCGTCCAAGCGTTTTCCTCCCGTCCGGGCTCCCAGTTGCCTGGATACACCCCGCCGCTGTGCCAGCCGGTCATCTGCGCGACGACCGCGTCATTCCAGGCCGTAGCCACCGCTGTGGGATCGTCCTCCCAGGCGTCCTGAATCGCGACCTCGAGCACCCGGTGGATGTCCTGGATCGAGCCGCTCAACTGCGCCGGAGTCACGATCCGGCACACCAGGAAGAAGGTCCGCAGTGCCCGGAGCTTGAGCACATCCGGATTCTCCCGCATCTCGACCACGATGGTCGGGCGATCTTCCGGCATGTCCTCCCGGCTGGTCGCCTCGACCAGGTGATAGGTCAGCCCGTCGAGCGCGGGCATCGTCGCGAACCGCGCTTCCAGAAAGGCCCTCCCGGCCAGCTCGATGTCCGTGATCATGCGTCAGACGTTTTTGGTATCCCTCCCCGGTTTGCGCGACCCGCGGATGGTCCACTCCGTTTCCCAGGTGTTGTCGCCCTCGATCTCATCGATCCCGAAGCCGAGACCGTTGATGACGACCGCCATTTCCTTGGTAGGCCGAGACGCCAACCGCGATTTCGGAATGCTCGCCACGAACGTCTGCACCCGGCGCATGCCGCCGGCCTCCAGATCGGGCCGCTCCGCGGCAATGTAGGCGGCGCCCTGGTAGTCCGTGCCGTCCAGCGAGATCGTCGCCGGCATCAACGCGCGGCGGGCCTCATGGCCGCGCCTGCGAGCGTCCCGGAAGGCAGAGGGTGGAGGGGTCGACGGCATATCAGGCGGGGTCGGCAAGTTGCGTCTGCAGCGGCGAGGCGATGAGCTGCGCCACCAACAGCGCCAGCGGCCCGGCCAGGTCCTGATTGAGCCCGCCGCCCAACGCGGGCTCCCAGCAAGGCGTGCCGTCCGGCAGGCCCTGCGCATTGTCCATCAGCTGGACCGCGACAGACAGCTTGCGCTCGCCATCGCTGATCGTGAACCGCCGCAGGCCGGACCGGCGGTGATTCTCCAGAGTTGTCTCGTTCACACCCATCATGCCGGGAGAGCCGAGTCAAACCAGCAACGCAAAACGCCGCGCCAGGCAGAACCTGACGCGGCGTCGCGGGATGTGGTGGAACCAACGGACGAGCAGCAACGAAAATGAATGAACGGCTTACTTCTTGGCCTTCTTGGCAGCCTCTTCTTCCTCAGCCTTCTTCTTGGCGGCTTCGGCGGCGGCGGCAGCTTGCTCTTCAGCCTTTTTCTTGGCGGCTTCGGCGGCGGCAGCCTCCTCGAGGAGAGCCTGGCTGGACAACTGCGCGGCAGTGAGGCTGACCACGCCATCGTCGGCATCGGTGGCCTGCTGGACGACGGCGGCGCCGGTGACGAAGGGTTCGCCGCCCGGCTCGGCTGCGACATCGACCGTGCCGTTCGGATGCGTTTTCACGATGTGGCAGGCCTTGGGCTTCCAGCCGAGGCGGTGGTAAAAAGCGGATTGATTTTCCATTGCGATCAGTGCGTGACACCCGGTCGCTGCTGTCAAATCGTCAAGCCTCCGCGTCCACTGCGTCCGCAAACGATTCGATCTCCTGCAGCGGATAGATGGCGTCGCCGCAATGCTTCAGCACTACCTGCGTGTCCATCAGCACGCGGTGCCCCAGATCGAGCACCCGCTGGCAGAACCACCAATCCTCCGAGAGATAGCGCCGCCGCCCCGTCTCCGGGCATTGCCGCACGCCACACGCGAAGAAATCCCACTTCCTGCCGCTTTCGTCCCCGTCATCCGGATCGTATGCCAGCTCCGGCCAGCGATCCCGCATCGCCTCCAGCACCTCGCGCGCGATCAACAGGCATCCCGTGCCGGCATAGCGCACCGGGTGCAGCCCCCGATCATCGCACTCGCTGTCGGGCAGAAAATTGCACACCCAGGCCAGCTCGGCCTGTTTCTTCGGGTAGAGCCCGGCCACGACCGGCTCCCCGTGGCTGATCAGCCGGGCCACATGCTCCACGCTGAAGATGAGGTCCGTATCGAGGAACAGCAGGTGCGTGCAGTCCGACGCCAGAAACTGCGCCGCCAGCCGATTCCGCGCTCGCGCGACCAGCGAGTCCCCCACGCAGGGGCGTATCACCATCTCGCAGGGACGATGCGCGATGAGGTGCATCAGCGATGCCACGAAGTGCGGGTGATACCCGCCGTAAACCGGTAGAGCCAGGAAGAGTTTCATCTCCCGGCGCTGCGCGTCAAAACCACAGAGCCGCTGGTCGCGCAGGGCGGCCAGCGGCTCGTGGATGGGATACCTGACTAGCGGAACGAAAAAAGGATCACGCCACGATCTCGATGCCGAACGTGCCATCGCTGGCGTCGCCGCCATTGGCCTCACCCAGCGCCGAGGCGTAAATGTGAGTTTTGTTCAGCTCGGGCGGCAGATACAGCTCGCGCTCGGAGGCAGCGTGGTTCGCCGCATTGCCGGCCACAGTGAAGTTCTGGACCAGCGTGGCGTTCGCTCCATTGCTTTCATTGGTGGCGTAGAGCCGGTAATGAATGTTCTTGGAGTTCGCGCCCGTGGCCACCGTGTTGTAGAGGCGGACCCGGAACTTCGAGTTGAAGGGCCGATTCGCCGCCTGCGGCAACGCGATGGTGTTAGTGTTCGACGTATTCGCCGCATTGGGCATGTCGGCGGTTTGCTTGAGAAGTGCGTCTTTCATGGCGTGATGAGCGGGTGATGTGACAGGGTTGGATCTCCGATCAGACAGGGTATGATCAGGCTTCGACCGCCTCGTCTTCGCCGATGGCGTTGTCGGCGTAGATGATCGGGATGCCGCGCCAGTTGTCCGGCGGCTCGGGATAGGTGTTGTAGGTGGCGTTCGCGGCGTCGCCGGTCTGGCCCATCACGTAGTTGATCGCGGTGGCCTGACGGCTGGCGCCGAGCTGCTCGCCCGAACGGCTGCCCGCGATGAACATGGTGGGCGTGCGGCCGGGACCGAAACTCCGGGAGAGCTTGCTCATCAGCGCATCGGTCAGGCCTTTGCCGGAGTCGCCGGTGAGGTTGGCGATGCGGCGGGCGCTGTACTGGCGGGGCACCACCGAGCCGGGAGTCTGGTTGAAGCCGCACAAGCTCAGCCCGACATAGCCCCAGAACTGCTGCACGTCGTGCAGGCTCAGTTTGGTGGGCTCCGCGGGATTCGGCGCCTCGTTGCTTTGCACCAGCTCCGAGACGGTGAACATCTCACCCGGAGTGCCACCATCGGTGCCGATCACCATCTGCACGTCCATCTCGCCCTCAATGACGGCGTAGACCGAGGAGGCAGTGTTCGACGTGGTGCCAGCAGCGTTGATCACGCTTCGGGCGAAGTTGTACTTGGCGGGAGTCTCCGCCGCCGTCATGACATTGCCCGAGGTGAACGGCAGCAACTGCTTCAGGCCCGGATAGCCTTTCGCATCGTAGACGGTGCCTTTGATGATCTGCTTTTCCTGCTCAATGCCCTGGGCACGAAGCTTCGTCATCAGCTGCAGGTCGAGCCAATCGTAGCCGACGCGCTGGCCGTTTTCGCGATTCCACAGCGCAGCGGTGATGCGCTCAGCCTTCACCTGGCCGCCGACGAGCGACAGGTTGAATTCGCGCAGCTCCATCGCAGCCTCGGAGGTGGTAAAGCCCTCATTGAGGTCCACGAAGGGATTGGCACTCGGGTTCGCTGTGAGAGCGAGCGAGGTGAATTTCGTGCCGCTTGCCGAGCGCGCCGAAAGGGCCGCCAGCAGGGGCGAGTTGTCGATGAGCGCCTTGATCATGCCGGCCGAGAGAGCGGCCTGCTGGGCAAGAGTGATTTGAAGGAGATTCGGCATAGCGGTGGGCGGTAGGCGGTGGATCTTGGTTGTCGGTCAGTCTGAGCAGAAAAAATCAGCAGGCGGAGCGGCTTACTGCGGCGGGGTGGTGGCACCCCGCTCCATCACGGCCCTGCGGCCGAGATTGATGAGGTTTCCGGCAGGAAGGTCGAAGTTGATCGGTCCCCGCGCGCCGTCGTTGGTCGGAGTGACATTCGGCACCGGCTGGGCGCCGCCGAGATTCGCGGGCGTCACGCCGGCTTTGTGCTGCGACTCGATGATCTCGAGGCGATCCTGCAGCGGCTTCACCGCATTGGTGACCGCGCCCTGGATGACGGCGGTCAGATCCGCCGCATTGAACGGAGTCGGAGCCGCATTCGCCGGAGTCGGAGCCGGAGTCGCCTCGGGAGCGGCGACAGGCGCGGGGGCAGGGGCCGGGGCCGGAGCGGCATTTGCCGGAGCAGCGGGCGCGGCATCGGCGGGTTGATTGGCGGGTGGAGCGGCCGGAGCCGGGGCCAGGGCGGGAGTCGAGGTCGGTGGATTCATGGAAGAAACGGTCTTGTTGATCGGTCGTTGCGACGGTGTCGAGACCCAGCCGCGCATGTCAAAAAACGCGAGCACATCGGCTGGGGCCTGGTCGAGTCGGCTGCAGTTCGTCGGCGCCAGCGAAGCAGCTCGAGAGGCGAGATTCGGCATTGGAGCGATCACGGTGTCGGCGAGTCCGATCTCCACCGCCTTTTCTCCGGAGAGGTACTCGGCGGCATTCATCAGGCTCATCATTTCCTCGACGGTCTTGCCGGCGCGCGACGCATAGAGACCGGCGATATTCTGGTTCGTCGCGTCGAGCCGGTCGGCTTCGGCGCGCAAGTCGCCGGCTTTTCCCCAAGCGTAATTGGTCGCCTCGTGAATCATCATCCAAGCGTTGCTGGGAATGCGGATCTCGTGGCAGGCCATCGCCGGGTAAGTTGCCGCGCTGGCGCACAACCCGTCGATGATGGCAATCTTGTGCGCCGGATGCCGCACCAGCAGATTGTGCATGCCGCTGCCGACATACACGTCGCCGCCGTGGGAAAAGATGCTCACCTGGATTTCGTCGACCGGCCCGAGCGCTTCGAGAGCTGCGGCGAACTCCTGAAGCGTGCCGGCCCCATCGGGGTTCTCGACCATCTCGCCCGTCCACCAGTCGCGATACTCGGTCGGCTCGCCAATGTAACCGTAGAGCTTGATCTCTGCTTTACCCGGCTCCGCGAGGTTCCGCATCGAGAACCAAGGGTGCGCCGATGGCGCAGCGGGCGAAGGTGCGCGGTTCTGCGCAGCGCTGTGAGGCGGTTGGTAGCGGAGTCGTTTTCCAGGCATGCCCGCGGCGGGCTTGTCAATTTTGACTGCGAAATTCCGCAGTCATTCAGTTTGGCGATTTGCCGGCCGGGCCGGCTGGCGGCTGAGTGGCCTGGCCGATCATCTGGCCCGGTTGGGGGCCGAAGAACAGCTCCCACGGCACCTGGTGCTCTTCGCACCAGTCGAGACGGCGGCGAATTTCGAGAATGCGCTCCAGTGCAACCTTGTCGCCATCTTCGCCGCGGCGGGCGTGGAACTGCTGCTCGGTGCCGAGCCCGGCCCGGATTCGGTCCATCTCCAGCTTGCCCTCGCGGCCTTCGTCGATGGTAATTTTCCGCGGCCCGTGCCACCGGCACTGGTAGGGGTTGGCTCCGTTTCTCGGCGGCCGTCCACCGTTGATCTGGCGGGTGACGAGACCGTAAAGAATCACGAAATCCCGGACCGGCTTGCAGAAGCGAGACACCATCCGTCGCATCAGGTACTGGAAGAACCAGTCCGCCTGGTTGAGGGTCAGCCGCGTCTCGGGCCCCTTCGCTCCCGTGATGGCCCACACAAAAGCGGGCGGGATCCCGAAGCCCCAGGCGATATCGTTCACGAGCCAGTCCATGAAGCCGGTAAAGGTCAGGCTGGGTCGCTCGCTTTTCACCATCTGCAGCTTTTCGCCTTCCTTCAGCACTGGGATCAGGGCACCGCCCATGAAGTTGGCATACTTGCGATAAAGGTCCTCGGTCTTCGTGGTCTTGCTGGCCGCGGTGCCGGTCTCGCTGGTTTTTTGGAAGCGACGCTTGAAGACCTCGGCTTCGAAGCCCTCCGGCACCTCGCCATCGGCCGTGGTGATGACGGCGCCGAAGAAGGCGTTGAGGTAGGCTGCGCTTTCCTCGAGCGTCTTGAGGTCCATCATGGTGATGGCGCTCGCCTGCCCGTGATGCGTCCAGGGAATGCCCCGAGAGAGGCCGATGCGCTTCGGGTCGAGGACGAGGCAGAAATCGCGGGCTTCGAATTCGCGCCAGCGATCCTGCCGAATCGAACCCGGCAATGTCGGGCGGCCCGGCAGCGCTTCCTGCAGGACGCGGACTTTGAGCATTCGGCCGAAAGCATCTCGCTGGATGCCCTCGCACCAGGAGGAGTCGCCGGGGAAGGCGTAGGGATACTTCGTCAGACCGATGCCGTTCCCGATCTGCTCCGTGGTGAACAGCTGTAGCTGAGGACTCCCCGTGATGCGTCCGGATGCGTCCCGAGCGAGCAGCTTGGCGACGCCACAGTCGCCATCGGTCATCATGGCGGGTGCGACCGCCTCCTGCATCTCGTAGAAGTCCTGCTCGCCACGGATGTCCAGTTGTCCGGCATTTTCGAGGATCGAATCGCAGAACCGGTTGCAGGCGTCATCGTAGGCCTGGTCGCCGGTGGCGGCGATGCCGATGATGCCGCTCCCGATCGAGTATCGGGTCGTGCCTTCGATCATGGCCCGACCGAGGCCGAGGCGATTCGCCATGAACCGGCTGCGAGTGATGCTCTCCTGCCGCTCGATCGGCGTCATGTCGTGCAGCCGGTGGAGAGGCGAAGCGACCAGTGTGCCGCGACCAGAATGCCCGGTGCCCCAGGGTGTCGCCGCGGCGGTACCACTGTCGCCCATGCCGGCCGCCGAGGCCGTGGTCGCAGTGTTTTGCGGCCCCAGCCGCTGGAAAAGGCGTTGTAGAAGTCCCATGGTAAAAATCAGTCGAGAATGCCTCCGAACTGCGGAACCAGGATGCCCCCGCCGCTGCCCACGTCGGTGGCGCCGAGGGCGCGGAGAGCGCCCACGATGGCGTCATGGTTGTCGCGGTCGCTGACGTGTCGTTTGTGACTCGCCGAGCCGCCTTCGCCGCTCTCCTGGGTGATCTCCCAGTCGCCGGCCTTGATCCGCTCGGCATACCCTCTCCGCTGCTCGCGCAGCCACGCGACCTGGTCGGCCGTCTCGCTGCGGCCTTCTTCGGCCGCATCGAGGAGCCAGCGTTGGATGTCGAGTCGGGTAGCCGCCATGATGACGGTCCGCCCTGTCAATCAGTCGCCGAGTCCTGGCCGCTCGCGGCGGCTTCGGGGGGCAGGCCGATCACGCAGACGCTCTCGTCGGCCCAGCGCACCAGGAGCCCGCCAGTTTTCGCCTCTTCGATCAGTCGGGCCAGCAGCTCTCGCGCCGTCTCACCAGGGGATGCGGCGGGGGAATTTGTAACTTCGCTACCGTTCATTGTCGTACACACGCAGTCCGCTCCGGAAGTCACGAGACTTGTCGGGCAGGGTAGTGAATCCCGCCCTATCCGGAACGGACTTTGGTTCTCGCTTTGGGGTGCCGACTGTCCGGATCACTACTCCGGAGTCGAGATGGGCACGGCCGGCTCTCGTGCGCCGGCAATGCTCGCACTTTACGGTTTTCGCAGGAAGCGTCAACGCTGGTTCACGCCGCTTCATTTTCTTCTTCCTCAGATTCGTCACCATCTCCGCTGCCGTCATCATCGCCGAGCAATTGCCGCAGTCGGTATGCCTGTCCGAAACACATTTTGAGGGCGTCGCTGTAGTCGTTTGGCCCTCCTTCGCGGAACCAGTCGCCGATCCGGAGCACTTTCCCTCGCCGCTCTTTGCTCCGGCCTTTTCGCCGTTTCCGCAGCTCCTCATCCTCGGCTGTCCATCGGCGTTCCGTGGTCAGATGCTCACACAGTTCCGTGTCCGGCGCCCGGTAAAGGTAGAGTGGGGCTGCGGGCGGCGTCAGCCCGTCGCGGATCGCGGCGCGGATCTCGCGATTTTTGGCGACGCGCTCGTCATACATCTCCTCGAGGAAGGCGTCGCTGTTGAAAATGTAGCGGATCAGGTTTCGCCCATTGTGGGAAAGTTTCTTCTGCCGGTCCACCAGGTCTCTCATTGCGAGAGTCTGGAGCCCGCCGCGGCCCTTTGCCGGCCAGAAGATATTCCTGCCGGGCCCGACGCAGAAGTCGAGCACCGTCTTGGTATAGTGGCCCTCGCCCTCATCGATCCAGCCCGCGTCGACCACCGGGTTGATCCGGTCCTCCTCCGGAGTCTCTCCCCAATCATCGACGATGATGGGACGGTTCGCTTCCTCTAGCAGCTCGGCAAAGGTAAGCGCCTTGCCGTGATCGACCAGGCAGACGGCGCCGTCCGCATAGCACGCGACCTTGACCCAGGGCTTGTGAGAATGCTGAACATCGACCCCCATCAAAACGAAATGCGGCGATCGCGGGCAATGCCCCCGCTCGTAAGCGCCCTGGAGTCCGAGGATGTCCTGCAAGGTACGCCGCCCATCGTGGGCCTCATCGGGCACCGGTAGGCCGAGCCTGGAGCGACGGAATCGCTTCCGCTGAGACGAGGTGTTGCAGGAGACAAACTCGGTCACGAGGTGTCCCCACGAGGAGTCCGGGACATGCGACAGATTGTAGAGATCGCTCGTGTGAAAGCTGAACTTTCTGGGAATCGGAGGATGCTCGTCAGAGCCATCGTTTGTCGGCCGAAGATCGCGATTGGCCAGCATCCACGCCTTGTCGCTCTCTTCGATGCGGCCTTTGCAGTGACAGCATTCATAGTAGACCTCTTTCAGCAGGCGGTCGTAATCCCACCGCTGAGTCACCGTGTCCCGGCAATGCTCGTATCGCACCTGCTCCCAGACCAATTCCTGCCAGCCGTCCAAGCCGCCGGCCTCGGCGCTGCAGCGGGGGCAGGGGACGAACCATTTGTGCCGGCTGCCGGTCAGATACTCCGGCCAGATGATGTCATGCTCGTTTTTGGGTTTCGAGAAAACGACGAGCTTCGCGTCATCGACTCGCTTGATGCGGTCGCGGAGTAGGTCCAGCGCGTTCGACTCTCCGCCTCTCAGTTCCTCCGGCCACTCATCGACCTCGTCGCCGATTACCAAGCCGACTGATTTGTTGGCCAGGGAGCCGGCTGATTGCGCTCCGACCAGGTAGATGGCCATGCCGTTCAGGTAAAGGGTCAGGTTCTGCAGCTTGTCTTCATCCTCCGGCACCCGTGCGGCGATCGCTTTGCACCGCTGGATCATGGGCTTCAGCCGCTGCGCGCCGATGCGCTTGATTTCCTCGCGGGAGTTGAGACAGAAGATGATGTGCTGCGGGTTGAAGGCGATCTTGTGGCAGATCGCCACGAGCATTGCCAGGGTGAAGCCGATCTGACTGGACTTCACGCCGATGAATTCGCGCCACCCCGTGCTCTCCATGAAGTGCCACAAAGCGGTCGCGGTCGGGCTTAACTCGGGGTCGTAGGCTCCTGAAAACTGCAGCGATTCGTCCTCTCCCAGGTCGATGTTTTCACGCGACCATTGGTCGATGCTCACCATCGGCGGCAGGTCGAAGTAGCGCGCGAAAAATCCCGCGGCCCATTGCTTGAACGCCGAATGGGTCATGACTCCTCCAGTTCAAGAACCGGCGCGAAGTCGCCCTGGGACAGCACACGGCAGTGATTGATCCATTGTTCCCGCCAGAAGCGGCGACGGCTGGCGTGATCCGGCAAGGCTTCGAGCTTCGAGGCGATGCGGTCGTAAAACATCAGGCCTCCCTGGACGATGGTCTCCAGCCGAGGCCCCCATTCCCGCTCGATCTGCTCGAGGGTGACCAGCTCGCCTTCTTCCTTCAGGACTTTGTTGCACCGCTGTTTCAGCAAAGATAGCGACTCGAGGGCTTCGCGGTACCGCTTATCCAGAATGTCCCCGCCGGCACGATCGTCATCGTGATACGCCTGATCTCGCGCATGGCGCAGATCGGCGACCCGGCGCTCTTCTTGCTCGACCTCGAAGGCGAGCCCGCGCTTTTTGCCATGATCGACGCCGGTGAAGGAAGCGGGAACCGAACCTGTCGGCTCGCTTGGCCTGGTCGGACCAGCGGGGTCGGACTTGCTCGGCTGCCGACCGTTTGCGGCCAGGTAGGAGGCGATCGCGTCGCGGACCTTTGCCGGGAAACGATGCTTGAACACTCCTCGCAGGCGCATGCGCTCATACCAGCCCTCAAGCATTTCCGGCGCATCAAACGGCGGCAGATCGGCGCCGTCTGGACACATTTCTCCATGGCTTTTCCAACGGAAAAAGGTTCGCCTTTCGATCCCGATGTGCCCGTAGCCTTCCGGTCCCAATCGGTATTGGTCTGACACCACGCGGTTTGCTGCCGCCGGCAGCAGGTGCGCGATCTCCGCCTGTTCCGCTTTGCTCAGCCTCCCACCGGAGAGCCATTTCCGGAGGAGCGCCGACGTGCGAGCCTCTCTCATCGCCGCCTGGTCCTCGGCGCTGGCAAACGCGATGAACATCTGCCGGTCGGCAGGTGAGAGATTCCCGCCGTCGCCGACCTTTTTAATCGTGTTCCGCAAGTCAGCCGCGGTGACCTTTTTTGCGAGATCTGGGGAAACGTCAGGCATTGGAGGCGAGGGTGTCGATCCATGCTTGGTGGAAGGCCACAAGATCGGGATCGTTGAAGACGGCGATTTGCTCGAGGTTGTCTGAACTGCGCAAGTTGGCGGATCCCTCGATGACGAAGTGATCGCCAGCCGTTGTCGGCAAGCAGATCACTCCTCGAATTCGCCGGCTTGGCGGTTTGCCGCGATCATCCGCGCGTAGCGGGTAGGCTCGTCGTAATCGACTACCGACACGTCCGCTTGGACATAGCCGAGATCGAGCAGCAAGGCGTGCCGAAGATGGCCGGAGACCAGCATGCCATTCCGGATGTTTACCACGATAGGATCGAAGTAATCGTGCTCGAGCGACTTTCGAAGCGCTTCCCATCGCGGAGTGCCTTTTTTCGGATGCTTTCGAGGATTCCGCGGATGAGGGCGGATCTGGTTCAGCTCCCATCTCTGCACGGTCAGTTCCGCAATTCTTTCAGTCTCGGCCATGCTTCCGGCCGAGCTGTCAAAATCCAACGCTCCCGGTGCCGCTTTTCAGTGTCACAAACTTTTCCACCCCCGTTTGCGAAAATACCCTGGGGT